TTTTTGCAACCGTTGCGAAATGCTTCAAATACTGGCCCTGAATTGAGGGCGCCAAATTTATTAAAAATACTGATGTTCATAGTGATAACTAGTATATATGCACTTCACTCTTCCATACGAAAAACAAGGTCACAGTCAATTTGGCGAAACTGGTATTATTGAACTCTTACTCAATGGTTTGCAAGATCCACATCAAACCTTTGTAGAAATAGGATTTGGCACAGGAAATCAAAACATGACCATGGATCTATTAGATCGTGGCTATCGTGGTGTTGGAGTCGACGGTAGAGAATGGGAACCTGATACTCCAAATCGTTGGGGTGATGCTATCACTAAATTAAAACAGATGATTACTCCCGACGACATAGTAGATGTTCTAAGGCCTGTTGCTGATTGGAACACTGATTTCTTTAGTCTTGACATAGACAGTTTTGACTACGAAATTGCTCGTGCATTATTAGAAGCAGGATTCCGCCCTGCTGCGGTGTGTGTAGAGATCAACAAGCACTTTGGACCTACAATACAGGCCAGCTTTCCGTATATCCCTAATGCAAGAAAAAAGACTTATGATCGTAGATTTTTTTGTGGAGCCAGTTTGAGCAAATACACCAAACTGTGGGAACATTATGGCATGAAATTTTTCACATTAAATAGTATCAGCAATCACAATGCTTTTTACTATGATCCTGCTAGAGTCACTATACCTGATGTGCCTGTGTTATCACAAATTGAAGTTGAGCTACAGGACATAAAAACAATGATACAAGAACATTGGTGTTGGAAAGATTATCAACCGACTATCTACAAGGATTTTGAATGACCAAATATGCAGTAGTTACTACATTCAATCAAGCAGGGTACGACAAGTATGCCAGCAGGATGATTGATACTTTTTTAAAAAGTTGGCCAAGCGCAGTTGATCTGTATGTGTATACTGAAGATTGCACAATCACACAATCAGCTAGTAATCTGCATGTGAGAGATCTACATGCACTGAGTCCAGAGATTGTTGCATTCAAGCAACGATGGGGACCTGACCCTAGAGCTCGTGGCGAAGTAGCAACCGGACCAGCAGATAAAAAAGGCAAAGCCCCGGGTATTGGATTCCGTTGGGATGCTATACGATTCAGCCACAAAGCATACAGTGTTTTCCATGCTGCTGCTAACTGTGCCACTGATGTATTGTTTTGGATGGACGCTGATATGATATGTCATACCAGTCTCAGTGAAGCATTCTTGTTGCTACAAATGCCATCGGATGTAGGCTTGGCTTATTTGGGGCGAGAAAGAAAGTTCTCTGAATGTGGATTGTATGCAATGAATCTGCGAAATTCAATCACACGCAAATGGCTTGCAGAGTTTCAACTGGCATATGATTCAGGTCGACTCATGACCATGGCTGAATGGAATGACTGCTGGGTATTTGACGAAACTCGTAAAGAAGTTCAAGCAGCTCATCCTGAATGGCGAGTATTGAACTGGAGTGAAGGTTTGATCCAAGGTGAAGGGCATCCTCTGATCAACACAGTCTGGGGAGCATATTTGGATCACCTCAAAGGCAATCGAAAAGACACAGGACGTAGTCTTGCCAAGGATCTCATCCGCCCCAGGAACGAACGTTATTGGTCTTCGGGGTACTGAGATAAGTCAGGATCAAAGCAGATCTCGCTGACATCTGCTTTGGAATATTCAGCTTTGCTATGTTTAGCTTTGTAATGCATCAGGTATGGTCCCAACACAGTATGCGGCATTGGTGTTTTATATTTCTTTTCAAACCCATAGCACAAATCGTTATTTTGTGCATTTACTGAATTCAACGCTGCACCAAACACATCATTGTCGTAGAATCTACGAAGATCTTTGTAGTCACGTTCATGATAACGTCTGATGTATTCGGTCCTAAAGGCATGAAACTCTCTGTGACGGGTGTTCACTGCAAAGATTCCAGTTTCAGGACATAACCATTCACCAGGTTGTCTAGACTTGCTTTCATAATATGTCACACCCATATACATACTGAGACACTCGGGCCGTAGCAGTGAATCAATCAATGATTGCGGAACCGTCTTTAATGTAAGAACATCAGCATCTTGCCATACAATCCAATCTGCTTGACTATGTACCAAAGCATGCATAACGCTGTATGCTTTCTTTGAAAATTTCTTGTCTGACTGACTAAATCTTGTGTCTGACTGGAATTTTTCATAATCAGGATCTAGCTGATCAAAATCAATTTGTTTTATACGTTTATGTTCAGGTAGTGAGAATCCTTCTACATAACAGGTGATTGAAAGATCCTTGGGCCAATGTTCTAGGAAACTATTCACACTGTCTTGCCCAATGAGATCATAATATATTTGATTAAAACTGGTTATAACTTGTATCATTTTTTTGCCCATTTTTTCATGTGTGCCCAACACACACCTGTACGCAATTCCTCGTGACTCCAATGGAACTGACTGATGCGTTGAACCCACTCTTGCCGATCAGGCATAAAAGGATTTTCAATTCGATTCAACAACAACGTTGCTACATCTCGTGCTTGACTACGATCTGGGTCAGTAAGAAACACTGGAATTCCTTCTATAGCAGCAGCCACACCCGGACTGGAATTGTGATTTACAACTGCCCAACAATTAACAAAATCTTGCGTCAATGATGATGCTGATTGACTAATTTCAATTTTAGGTATTCGACGACCTAAACACAGTTTCAGCAATCTGTCAGAATATTTTACAGCTCGTTTGTCTCCAGGATGGGGACGGATACGTATAGGACGATCACTATACTTGCGTATTTCAACTATGGCTTTGATAGCCCAATCTATCACATTCCACCCACCCATGCTCCATCCGCCATCGCGTTGCAAACATAACAAGATATGATTGCCGGCAGCTCTCCAAGGTTTTAGTTCTAGTCCGTAGTGTTGTTGAATCAACCCCCATCTGGCAGGATCAGGAGTTTGATTACAATATTCTCCAGTGTTGGCAAAGATACCATCATAGCTATAACGCAACCAATACCCGGGATTTTCTTTGTTTTTGTACAAGAACAGATTGCTGTCAGCTATAATAGTTCTACCACCTGATGCACGTTGTCCATCTAGGATCTCCTGGCGAAATTGTAGATGTGATGCGGTCTTGCCGTGCTCATGTACCCAACCTAGTATAACAGCCACATCGCTGGGCTGATAAGTCATGTTGGTTTCTACAATACCTTCGTCCTCTTGTGCATTCACACCCTGAGCAAAGTACGTTAAGGTATTGACTTTGTCAGTGGCGTTCTTTAAAGTTTCAGGAGTGTATTGCTCTTTTTTAGGCAATGTAGCTGTGTAACTTACGACTCTCATATTTCTTGCATCATTCTAAATGCTGTGCCATTTTTTAATTCGCGCACATGATATTGTCCATATGCCATGCTGTGGCACCACGCATCTAACAAGTCCCGATCAGGATAAAATGGATCTTCTATCTTGGCCAAATCTTGATTGGCCACTGGTTCTGCCACATGACTGGGTGCCATCACAAATGCAGGAACTCCGGCCAGTATACTTTCTACTGCTGCTACACTGTTAAATGTGACCAAGGCATGCACATCTTGTGTTAACACGTGACTCAGAGGCTGATTCATTACTCTATCTATGCGTAATGATGCACGTTCACGAACCACAACTGGCCGGTCTGTGTATTTTTTGATTTTGGCCACAGTGTCCTGGATCCATTGTTGCTGATCAATACCATAATACTTGCAGGGTTTTTCATCAGGTGCTGCTAGTATAATTTTATGTCCGTGTCGACGAGCAGAAGGGGTGATCCCCAACAAATCCCATCTATCGCTAGGACGTGGTCGTATAGTCCGGTGCTGCAAGTCATTGAGCACAATCCTGTGATATTGTTTGATGCCTTGTGTGTTTTTGTTGCCTACATTATTTCCAATATATCCTGAATCCATGTAGTAAAAATTGTTACCATCTGCTAGGCATTTTTTCATGATCTTGTGTTTGAGAATGCCACGTAGTACCAACTGATTACGATCCACAGCTATATCATAATGATAATCAAAGTGATCAGTATCCATTGGTTGCATTTTTGCACTGTGGGCTAGCATGTTTATATACTCGTCCTGACCACCTTTACTTAGGAAAATCCAATTGCTCATAATATATTTCTTTGTTGACAGTATTCAGTAAAGATACGCTCTCTATGCCACTCATCTGAGAAGTCGCCTTGGTCAGCAAACTCATGAAAGCAAGGAGTTCCTAGTGTGAAGTGAACCAATTTTGCTAGTGGATTGTATTCATATTCTACATCCAACCAGTTCCATTCAGCAGGTAACTCTCCTATGCGAGCGTCATCAAGCCAGGTGAATCTATGCAGTTCTGCTCCGGTGGATTTTTCAACAAATTCAGGAGTGAGCTTACGATTAGGAAAACTGTTACAGTTCCACAGCATAACACTGCTCCAGTTCTTGCGTGGATAGTTTTCGTTTTTGCTGCCAAGATACTTTTCAGTCATGCGTGTTTCGTAATCGTGCTTGACCACTTGCACATCCATTGAAGTATTTCGTAAATCCCATAACTCAGCAATATCACCACGAACAATCATGTCACCATCTATAAAGATAGCATGACCGGTGTATTGCATCAAATGCGGCACTAAGAATCTCGAGTAGATGAACTGATTACTACCATCAGTATGTGTTTCCTTGTAGTCTTTGAACAAATTCAATGCTAGTGGAATAATACTAACTGGTCTGCTGGCATTTCTAATTATGCTATTGGTACACACATGAAATGCAATTGCTTCTCTAGGGTCGTACCCTACAAACACTGGTATGATGTCGATCATTTGCGCTCAATATCTTCTTCTATGCAATCTTCACCATACTGTATTTCGATTAGTTTAAGCAACTGATCAGTTTCGTTACATAACTGATGCCATTCTCCTAGTCGAATCCAGGTGTGTTGATGCCGAGCAGGACTGGCTAACAAATCATAGTCAGTGCTGTACGGATCTACGGTGTATACTGTGGCTTCACCTTCGGCCACAAACCAAAACTCTGCACGTTTTTCATGACGTTGCATACTGAGTCGTTGCCCGGGCATCACAGTGAGTTCTTTGAGTTTTACATGTGATCCAACTTCATGTAAAATACGATAGTAGCCCCAGGCACGATCTGTTTTGGGCTTTTTCCATTCTTCCAAGATCCAGCTGCTGCTGTTGGCTTTGTTCTCTCCGCCTACCCCAAACACAAACTCCACATCATCAAACACCATTTCGGGTATGTTTTCTTTTGTGCGATCTCCGCCATTGGCAAAGGTTATTTCTGCGCCGGGATATTGAGCTTTGACTTTGCGAATTGCATCACATGCTGATCCGTCGGCATCATCAAAACTGATAACGCCATCTACATATCTACAGCCCAGCAGCACAGCCCAGCGTTCGTGATAGTTCATGAATGGTTTGCCCTTTTTGCGGGTGAGCCATTCATCAGAGTTCAATCCCACAATTAACATGTGCCCAAGTTTACGTGCATCTCTAAGATACATCACATGACCAGAATGCATAGGGTCAAACCCGCCGGTAACAATTACAATTTTCATAGTGTCCATAGAAATATTTATCGGCGTATATAACGGTAAATAAAATATCATGGAGCATTTTTATCAAACCATCAACGGATTTATGAGTCACAAGAATACTATCATGCTTGACATTGTGTTAGATCAATTTCCAGCTGGTGGTACCTGGGTTGAATTAGGATCCTGGACCGGCCGTAGTGCAGCTTATTGTGTAGTAGAACTGATCAACCGTGATAAGCTAGGTCCATTCTACTGTGTAGATACATGGAAAGGGGAAGCGGCAATTGCTTATGATGTAGATGTTGTGCAAGACCTTGAAAACATTTTTTGCCAAAATCTAAATCCGATAATAGAACAGGTTACCATGCTGAGCAAAATCAGTTGGGATGCTGCTGATGACTTTGAAGATAATTCTGTGGATTTTTGTTATGTGGATGCCGGGCATAGTTATGAAGCGGTCACAAATGATCTAACTGCATGGTGGCCAAAATTGCGTCCAGGATCAAGATTTGCCGGTGATGATTACACCAAAGGATATCCAGGTGTGCAACAAGCAGTATGGGATTTCTTTGGCCCGCAGGATATTAAAGTCAGCAGATCGGGTCGTTGTTGGATAGTGACAAAACCATTTGCTCACAGCAATTCGATTTAAATAACACATGACCACCTGGCTTGAACATTATCGCAATAACTATTACCACTTGTTAACTCCCCAAGTAAGTGGTGCCAAACGAGGGCTGATAGAAGGACTATATCAACGTGCCGACGGATTTAATCTGGTGTTTGCATATCTTGAAAGTCTTGATCAGTCTGAATATCATATTATTGAAACTGGCACACTAAGAAATCCAGGCAATTGGAAAGATGGGCAAAGTGCTAGATTGTTCACAGAATTTGTAGATCATCACAAAGGTAGTGTACGTAGTGTGGATATAGACCCAGAAGCTGTGGCTGCTGCCCGTACAGCTATCACATCTGACAGTTTTGAATCTACATGCATGGATAGTGTATTATATTTGGCCACACAGTTGGATCTAAACACCGTTGATCTATTCTATCTTGACAGCTATGATGTAAAATGGAACGACGATCATCTCAGTGCAACACACCATTTGCAGGAATTCCAAATAATTGAACCATATCTTAAACCAGGTGCCATGGTAGTGATAGATGACAACAGCAGATTTTTAGAATCTAACGCTCGTACTGGAAAAGGCCATTATATAGCAGACTACCTAGACGCAAAAGGAATGAAACCGTTGTATGATGCCTATCAGATCATCTATAGATTTTAACCATGATAATTGATACTTTATTGTTCAACAACGAGTTTGATATGCTAGATATACATTTAGCTATCACCAATCATTACGTGGATCAATGGGTGGTACTAGAGGCCAGCAGAACCTTTAGTGGCATAGCTAAACCTTATAATCTGCTAAACAATCTTGATCGATACCGACAACTCTACGGCGATAGGATTCAAGTTGTTACATTAGAATTACAAGAACATCAGACTAATCTTGTATGCGAAACAATGATGCGTCAAGCTATCGCTCCTGCCCTAGCTGATTGTGATCCCGAAGACATTGTGATACACGGTGATCTTGATGAGATAATCAATCCTGACTGCTGGGCAGATATCATTGCATTGATGGATCAACATGATCAGCCTGTGAGTTGCGGATTTGACATGTTTATGTATAAGTTTGATCAACATGCTGAACGTGGATGGCAAGGAAGCGTAGTAGCACGTCGAAGGATGTTTGATACTCCGCACGAACTATACAAAGGAAAAAATGTCAAACGCAAAGACCGCAGTCATTGTGTGGGATTAAGAATGCATGTGGGATGGCACTGGACCTGGATGGGATCTGATGAGCTCATACGTAACAAAGTAGTAAGTTGTATAGAGAGTCAGCATAGAGATCCTGAACAAATATTATCAGCATTTAAACAACTAGACACTATATCCGCAATCAACCACAAATGTACCACACATACCATAAACATCACGTATCCAGACGCAGTTCAGATGGTGCTACGACAATATCCAGCGTATTGGAATAATCCACCGGAATAGTAAAGTGGCTACCCAACGTGAAAAAGATTTGCATCGTGCTGAACGAGAAGCGTATCGAGCAAAAAAACAAATGAATCCTGAGAATACTCCCACTGGGCCTGTAGATTGTGCCTGTGTGATTCATGGCAATGGATATAATTGGGTTTATGTAGAAAGATTACACAGCATGTTGAGTCGCCACCTAACACGTGGCGTGAGATTGCATGTGTATACAGAAGCCAGTCGATCAGTGCCACCACACATGATCCGACACAATCTAATGGAATGGACTGGTATCAGTGGCCGCAAACGCAGCTGGTGGTACAAAATGCAGATGTTTAATCCTGCCCACCATTCTGGGCAATTGCTGTACTTTGATCTAGACACAGTGATTGTTGACAACATAGATTGGATGGTAGATCTCAGCCCATTTTATTTTTGGACCATACGTGATTTCAGAGTGTTGTGGAAAGCAGATGTGCAAAACATGAACTCATCTGTGATGTATTGGGACACTACCAAATGGTCGCATGTGTGGTCAAACTTTGAGCAAAACGGAGCCAGCAAAATAATCAGCAGATATCAACACGGCGGCGATCAGGAATATCTCACCACAGTGATTGCTCCGGAAAAACGCCGATTCATGGATCCTGATCGTGTTGTGAGTTGGAGATGGACTGCACTAGACGGCGGCATGAACTTCACGAATAGAACTTACAATAGGCCCGGGCGCGGCACTATACTTTCTCCCGGCAATAGTGTATTGGTGTTTCACGGGGATCCTAAGCCGCACGAAACCAACGATGTTGTGATAAAACAACACTGGCGCTAGCTCAGCCCGGTTGACCGGTATTGTATGATCGGCTATAATAGCTACATGTCAACAAAGATACCAACAAAAAACTGCTTAATAATGTGGCAAAAAGCCCACAGTTTTCGCAGAAAAAATTGGAAAAATCCTGTAAAAAGGAGTTGACCGGTATCTCAACAACTGCTACAATAGTGGCTTAACAACACAACGGGGCTAGAAACCATGAGCGCAATTCGTATTATTCGCGGCGAGTACCGCGGCAAGACTGTTAGCAACCAAAACTTCATGCTGGTAAGCGGCTTTCAAACTGGCGCCAAAGGCGGCTATGTCACTGTGCAAAACAACGGCACATTCCCCAACTGCCCTGCCACAGTCCGCATCCGCGTTAATGCTATCTCTGACTACGAGATGGTGAACGGTGACACTGTGGAAATGAACACACCTGCTGCTAAGGCATCTGCTTTTGTAGTAGAGACTGAAGAAGAAGCAATGACTCGTATCCGCGAGCGTTTTGAAATACTCACAGAAATGTCAAAAGCCTGCATTGGCGGCGACATCCGTGCTATGATTGTGAGCGGCCCTCCTGGCGTGGGCAAGAGCTACGGCGTGGAACAAGAGATCGAAAAAGCCACACTGTTTGACAAGATCGCAGGCAAGAAGCTTCGTGCAGAAGTTGTGAAAGGTAGTGCTACTCCTATTGGACTGTATCAGACTCTGTACAAATACAGTGATGCTAACTGTATGGTAGTGTTTGATGACTGTGACTCGATCCTGTTGGATGACGTTGCTCTGAACTTGCTGAAAGGTGCATTGGACTCTGGCAAGAAGCGTGTTATTTCGTGGTTGAGCGAGAGTTCCACTCTGCGTCGCGAAGGCATCCCAGATCGTTTCGAGTTCAAAGGCTCGGTGATCTTTATCACCAACTTGAAGTTTGACAAGATGAAATCGCAGAAACTGCGCGATCACTTGGACGCACTGCAAAGTCGTTGCCATTACCTAGACTTGACTCTTGACACCATGCGTGACAAGATCTTGCGTATCAAGCAGATCGCCAAGGACGGTGTATTGTTTGATGGTTACGACTTTGAGCCCGAGACTCAAGACAGTATCTTTGAGTTCATGGAAACTAACCAAGCTCGTTTACGTGAAATGAGCCTGCGTATGGCATTGAAGATCGCAGACTTGCGTAAACTGAGTCCTGATAACTGGCGCCGTCTTGCAGAGACTACCTGCATGAAGGTAGCAGACTAAGATGGGTTGGGTAGCCGTAATTGCTGCATTGTATTTCGGCCACCCATGGTTGGCATTTTTCATAGCTGCCATGCTTTTACTGTGAGTGATTAAAATGGAAGTGTCGATTGTTTGGATGTTGCTGAATGGGTGGTTTGCCAAGCATTGCTTTGAGGATGGCGCTACAGTAACAGGATGGATCTGTTTGGTTATCAGTGCCTGGTATCTAGCCCGATTAATGGTTGAAATCTTTTAAGGAAACTGTATGTTTGAAATCTGGGATGGTGATTTGTTTTTGTACACTGTGGATTCCGAATATGAAGCTGATGAAGCTAAAGAAATTGGATTCCAAATAGTAAAGATCTCATAAGATTTTTGGCGTAAAGCCAAGAAACAGAGTCGCCAAAGTTTTTCTAGCCCAGCGACTCTTTTATACAGGCACTTTGGTGCCTGTTTTTTTGACTATCCTATTTAAGTATGTTACTATATACTATATGAAAAGATGCACAATTAAAATAAGCGATGAAGTCAATATCAAAATTGAAGGCCTGGATCTTGATGCTCGCAAAGAACTGGTAAAGAAATTCAAATACGATGTGCCCTACGCACGTTATCTACCAGCTGTGAGACTAGGTCGTTGGGATGGTAAGGTTGCATACTTCCAACTTGGAGGCAGCACTTACGTAAATTTACTACCTGAGATCTTGCCCATACTAGACAAACACAATTATGATGTTGAACTAGATGACCAACGCACGTACACAACCACATTTGAGTTTGATCAGGTGCATGAACAAACCTATGCACACAAATCGTGGCCAGAAAAACATCCACAAGCAGGCAAGCCCATCGAGCTACGTGATTACCAAGTAGAAATTATCAACAATTTCCTAGCCAACCCACAGTGCCTACAAGAAGTGGCCACCGGTGCAGGCAAGACTATTATGACAGCAGCACTAAGTGATGCAGTCAGCAAGTATGGTCGCAGCATTGTGATTGTGCCTAACAAGAGCTTGGTTACACAAACTGAAAAAGACTACATCAACATGGAATTGGATGTAGGTGTGTACTTTGGGGATAGAAAAGAATACGGGCGTAGTCATACCATATGCACTTGGCAAAGCCTAAACAATCTGAAGAAGAACACCAAGAATGGCATAGGTGATTGTACCATACAAGAGTTCATTGAAGATGTTGTATGTGTTATTGTAGACGAAGTACATATGGCCAAAGCTGATGCATTAAAGACCTTGTTGACCACAGTGATGGCGCAAGTGCCAATTCGTTGGGGATTGACCGGAACTATACCCAAAGAAGCATTTGAAAGCCAAGCACTGCTGGTAAGTCTAGGCCCAGTGATTTCAAAACTGGCTGCTAGTGAACTGCAAGATCGAGGCGTACTGGCACAGTGTCATGTGAATGTGGTGCAGATGGTAGACACTGTGGAACACAAAACTTACCAACAAGAATTAAAATATCTATTGGAAGAATCGGGTCGACTGGATGCCATTGCACAGTTGGTGCTGCAAGTTAATGAAACTGGTAATACTCTAGTGTTGGTAGATCGTGTGGCACCAGGGCATGAATTAGTTGCAAGGCTAGGCGATCGAGCAGTATTTGTATCGGGCGCAACCAAAGGTGCTGCACGTCAGGAAGAATACGACGAAGTGGCCACAGCTACTGGCAAAATCATTGTGGCCACATATGGTGTGGCAGCGGTGGGTATCAACATACCACGCATCTTTAACTTGGTAATGATTGAGTCGGGCAAGAGTTTTACTAGGGTTATACAATCAATTGGTCGCGGTATCAGAAAAGCCGAAGACAAGGATCATGTGCAGATTTGGGATATCACATCAACATGCAGATTCAGCAAACGACATTTGGTCAAACGCAAGGCCTACTATAATGATGCTGAATATCCTTATACCCAGGAAAAATTACATTGGCAATGAGGTTGCATTTTTACAAAAAATACAGTACAATAAACTCATGCGTATCTTAACCCTTGACAACCGACCCTACGATCTCGATCATTTACCTGAAGAAGTAGATGATATGAGATTTGCTATATTAGACAATTCTGATCCAGCCAACCCTGACTATCATTACATACCGTTGATCTTTTTAGAAAGTTTTAATGCACCTGCATTGGTATTACAAATAGGTGATGCAAGAATTAAAATGCCCATGGATTGGCAAGTGCTAATTGGAGAACCCGATGTGGGTGATTTAGAAATGCTACCACTCACCAGCATCAATGATCGTGGATTTAAACTGTTTCAATTCAATCCTCTCTCCAGTTTCCGGCCAAGTTTTCCGCCTATTGAAATTGTAGATGTATATCAAGAAGTAGCGTGGTATGCACCCAAACTAAAAAATGGGCAGATGTTATGCGTTCCTATCAATGATGCACCGCAACCTGACTGTGTGTATTTTGTCAAAGACATTAGCCGTAACTGTGAGATTGTGGACTATAACAAGGCTTGGTAAACCATGACAGCATTAACCATCGAAGAAAAAATCAAAAACTTTCCATCGGTCAATTACACCAGTTTATACGAAAGTGTCGATCGTAGAAAATTCATGCAAGATCAATTTGATCAGTATGGCATTATAAAAACAAACGTATACCTCACTGAACGATTTAATAAAATTTCCTCCATGATAGATATCACTGGATCGGGCAGATTCATGAAAGAAGTTGTTGTTCAGATGGGCACCATAATTTCTCATCTGAATCTGTTGAGAAATTGGTACGTGTCAACCAACGAGGAGTATGCTATTTTCTGCGAAGATGATGTGAGTTTTCAAAGCATAGACCATTGGAATTTTACCTGGGATGAGTTCGTACAACATCTTCCGGCAGATTGGAATGGAGTACAGCTGACCAAGGTACAAATGCCTTACTGCAATCCAGCCGGCGAACCAAACTTAGCAATCAAACTCACACGTGGCCGCTGGTGGGGAGCATATTCCTTGTTCCGACGCTCCTATGTTAAACTTCTGCTGGATAGAACCTGTCACGGATACAACACCTACAATCTTGATTTGATTGACATCTATGGGGATCAGTATGGCCCTATTATAGAAAATCTCTTGTATCTACAGGCCCCTGGCATTTATAATTTTCCAATGTTGGTTGAACATGACAAACTCGGCACCACTTTTGAAAACAAAGTGGTAATCACAGAAGGTGCCGAAGTTGCAAATGATGCACAGTATTGGTCGCATCGAGTGGTTTCACAACAATGGCGGCTGAATGGACCAACATTGGATTTCAAAGATGCAATGATCGTGTTGAACTAGCTCAATGCCAATATTCGAAAGTCCCGATGGTGGTAATACAGTGTACTCTCGTGAGCACGGGTCTGACCAACGTGAGTTGATCAGCACTCACGATGCTAGAACACATGATGGCAGACCCTTACATGATCACATCATGGAATCAAAATTGTGGGGTAACATTCGCAGAGCAGCTGATACCAATCCCGCTTTACAAGATGCCATTGAACGTGTTATAATGATCTATCACCTGACTAAAACAAGATGAGCAATAATTACAATTTGGATATGACACAGGTACCTGGACAAGATACTTGGCAACACATTGACGATAATTGGTTACATCTATGTGAAAGTAAGTCTGTGGTGGAGATAGGTCCATACGGCGGCTGTATTAGTGAACGTATCATAAAACATCGGCCAACTAATCTCACATTGATTGAGGCAAATAAGAGTGCAGTCGATCAGTTAAAATTAAATCCCAATTTAGCATCATGCAAAATACTATTAGGCGATATGCATCATGATTTGAATCAAGTTGGACCAGTAGATGTAGCTATTGTGCTAGGAGTAATTTATCATAGCCATGCCCCATTGTTGTTGTTAGAGCAACTGGTAAACTATTGTGATCCGCAAACTATACTAATTGACTCTCCGGGTAAGATGCTGAGTTGGTATCAAGAACCCATTAACTCCCCGGGCATGAGATATGTTGTATCTGACAAAAAAACTTGTGGTATTGTAATACAGATTAATGAAAGATTGCTAATAGCATCTCTGACAAATCTTGGTTATCGATTACATACAAAAGAGATTTTACCTGAAAATTTAAGTTTAAAATCTGACTGGCCAATATATCAATTTGAAAAAAACAATGGATAAACTACACATCAGCAATGAGATGCGACAAATGGACGCAAAGAATAGAGCATTCTATGATGAACTCACAGTTGAAGAACGCAAGAAGTTTTCAACATTCCTCATGGTGCGTTGGGGCAGCACAGTAGATGGTACCCAAGAACTACAAGAATATTATGTGCAGAGTGTGAATCATTATCTCAACAAGCACTTCTTTACCATGCACCGGCATCCTAAACTGCAATGGCTTATGGCCACAGCAGCCAGCCCGGGCATGGGATCTATGCGGCATAGTTGGATTTCTCTCAAGAAGAAAGAAGCCGGGGATTCAGCCATGAAGAAGCAATTGCGTGAGTTGTATCCGCATTTCAAAGAAGATGAAATTGATCTCATGTCCACAATGACCACTAAAAAAGAAGTCACACAACTCATCCGTGACCATGGCAACGACAAGTAACTTCACATGTAAGTATTGCAATCGATCATTCAGCAAGGAATCTAGTCTGAGTGTGCATGTGTGCGAACAGAAGAAACGCTATCAAGAATCTTCTGAACGTGGTGTGCAATTAGGTCTGCAAGGCTACTTGAAGTTCTACGAATACACACAGGGGTCAGCCAAAGTCAAGTCTTGGGATGACTTTGCCACGTCACCTTACTATCGTGCATTTGTCAAATGGGGGCGATACTGTGTGGATGTTCGAGTAATCAGCCCTGTACGTTTCCTAGAGTGGTTGTTAAAGAACAACAAGAAGATCGACAACTGGTGCAGCGATAAGCTATACACAGAATATCTTGTGGAATATGTGCGCCGAGAGGCAGTAGATGATGCATTGTCTCGTGCGATTGAATATGGCATAAACTGGAGTGAAAAACAAAATGCTCCTTCTCATGACTGTTTAAGATACGGCAGCGCAAATGCCACCTGCTATGCAGTCACTACAGGTAGGATAAGTGCATGGGTGATTTACAATAGTGAATCAGGACAGAAGTTCCTGAGTGAACTCAATTCAGAGCAAGTGGCAATGATATGGCCTTATATTGATTCAGACATATGGCAAAAGAAGTTTGTGGATTATCCGGCAGATCAAGCGTATGCACAAGAAATTTTAACACAAGCAGGATGGTAATGAAAAAATTAGAAATTAATGCAACTGGCTTGGTGATTGAATTTTTAAATCGATATCAAGTGTGGAAAGATTATAATACGTTACATCATCCATCTTTGGAAAAAATTGTAGACATACGAAATAGTAAAACTGGAATACCTTGCATTCAATATAGCGATGTTGATGCTGTAAATCGATGTGACGCTCCGATAATAGTAATTGATTGCATAGAAGAAGGTAAACATGCAGCAGTCTGGTTTAATCAATATAATAAAGACAAACACTACATTATATTTGCCAGTGATGGCCACTGTAATCAACTACCACCGTCTGCGGCGGCAAATATATTGATAAACTATACCTGGATAACATATTATCATTTTCTTTTTAAAGTAACCGATACAAGTAATAATCCGTTAGGCATTTGTTTTTATCAAGAAAATGAGTATCAATTCAATACTCCAAAGCCTATGAGATTTGTGTCTACCACCGGGGTGGCACGTGTTCAGAGAGATTACGTCAAGGATCAATTATTGAAAAAAATCAATTACACAAATTTTATTTTCAAATATAGTGGTGTTGATTTAGGGATGCCATCGGGGCAATTTGATATAGTTAAATTTGAACCTGATAGCTTTGATCCTTACACCTCATTATTAAAAAAATATCCATACAGTCTCAGTGATACATTGCCTATCAACATGTACAATCAGGCCAATTTTAATCTTGTGGTGGAAACAGATATTCCACAGAGGTTTGGATTTTTTCCAACTGAAAAAACCATCAAGTGTCTAATAACCGGAATGCCATTTGTGATAGTTGCAACTCCACACTTTTTGAAATATCTTAAAGAAATAGGATTCCATACCTATGATAGTTTATGGGACGAAAGTTACGATGCCGATTTGGAATACATCAATCGTGTTGACAAAATAGTTGATCTGTGCAATAATCTTGATTCATTTGACTGGACAGCAAATCAGTCAGCATTGGAATTGATTGCATTGAAAAATAGATCTAATTTTTTAAATTTAAACCGCACGATGAATAAAAATTTCCAACAGTTTGAACAGGCAATATTAGGGTTGAATATAACATGATCAAGGGACTAATGGGTGATGCGTATGTAAATGTAAATGGCGGCGACACTAGTTTACCATATGTGACACAAAACACAAACAATCCCATACAAGGTATGATACGGGTCAACGGTAATCTGTTGGAAGCATTTGACGGTTCTAGATGGATTCAAATAAACTCCAGTTATGCAACTGTGAGCCTTACTGCAACATATCAATCGGCTATGAATTGGGTTATTGACAAGATGACAGAAGAACAAAAAATGAAAGCATTGGCCGAACAACATCCAGCAATTGCTGATCTAGTAGATGCAGTGGACAAAGCTAAAGAACAACTGCGAATGACAGTGGCATTGGTAACGATATGAGTGCAGACATTGACATTGACGTGCCCAATAGAGATGCTGTGCTGGCACTGATCCAGCACACAGCCGCACGGCAAAGCAATGGAAAGAAACACAACTCGGGTATCTACATCACAGACATACCACGTGATCCTGTTCTAGGATGTGCAGCCATAGACTATGAAACAGCCGAAGCCCGTGGTTATTTCAAAATTGACTTGTTGAACATGAGTGTGTACAACTTGATTCGTGACCCTGCACATTATGAACAGATGTTGGCAGCAACACCACCTTGGGATAGATTATGGCAGGATCCAGAATGGGCCAGCCAACTGGTACACATAGGCAACTATCAAGCATTGCTAAAGAGTATGCAGCCTGATTCAATTACTAGAATGGCAGCGTTTATCAGTGTGATACGTCCAGGCAAGGCACACTTGCAGAATCAGCCTTGGCCTCAAGTGTTTGACTCAGTATGGGACGGTGATGACAGTAGAGGTTATACATTTAAAAAAGCTCATGCTGTGGGATATGCAGCCTTGGTTGCGCTACACATGAATCTAATAGATCTTCAAACATAGGCAAAACTATTTTCTCTGTAAATTTTCTATGTCCTTCCGCAGTAGGATGGGCGGTATGATCAAGTTCATTGATATCCATTGAAAATTCAGCCAAACAGTCTCGTTGATCATTTACAAAAAACCAATTTGTCATTTTATAGTTTTGATAAATTGCATAATTGTTACAAAAATATGAAATTGAATGTTGATTTGTGATTTTGGAACTTTCATTCATTGGGTTCCAATAATTAACAAAACTAGTAAATCGATATTGATATCCGTGAATCTTGAGATAATTTTCTAAGTTTATAAAATACATCAACGAGTCTGAACATAATGTATGTGGGTCAGATAATTTATATCCCCAGTTAAATATTTCTCTTATGTCAGTTGGACCGTAACCATTGATACCACCACTGAATAGATAATAATGTTGATTATTGAGATTTTTTCCATAAGGATGTTTCTCATATAGATAATTCCACCACTCACTACTGAGATCTACATCTATTCGCCCAGGTCCAGACCACATGATAATAACTATAGTCTCTGCCGGATTAAAATTTTGATTTTCTAAAAATTGAATGGTACTATTACAAATATAACGATTGCCAGCACCGCCTCTGCCCATATTATGATAATTCAGATTGGAATGTGTCTGTGATAGACACGTTGCCCAAGTTGGCCCACATCTTTCGTCGGTAAAAGAGCAACCGTTTACAACTAAATTTTTTATAATACTCATTCAATACGCCTAACTAAAGTAATTGATTTTCGTTTGCCTTTCCTACGTACAATATCGTTTAGGCTGCACACAGGGCCATGCAGTATTTCTAAATCTTTGTTTACAAACGTTCGTAAACACCCGCGGAATTCATCCCATTCGCCGCGTAGAAATATGTTGATAGGTATGCTGCGATTAGATTCCCACCACCAGGTGTTGGCCAAATCCAAATAGCGACGTTTTTGCTCTAGGTCTTTAACATTTCCAAAGTCATAGATGGTGGTGATTATATCATCTCTATTCTGTACAATGCCCACATATTCGTTGGTGGCGTACATACACAGCGTTATAAACGGATATTTGTCAGCAAGTTTTTGAAATAAGTCTCTGCCCATATTGTACTAGTTCGGATATTTATACCTGGAGGGTCTAGGTAAATATCATTGGAGCACCATATGTATTCAACTCAGATCTATATCTATCAGCAAATCCAACGAGTGTTGGTCTTGGATTCCAGCGGTGCTTATTTTGACCGGAGGTGGGACCCTGTGTACGCTAAAAAATTAACCATCAACAAAGGTGTTGACAACGTGATCTTGTTTGAGTTTGTTAATCAAGATCAAAAGCCTGTGAACATCACAGGGAGTGAATTACGATTCAAATTGATCAATCTAACAGGTACTGCACAGTTGATTGAAAAAGACATGGTCATAATCAACGCTCAGTACGGGCGTGCCAAAGTCACATTAACCTCTGCAGAAACTTCTGAATTTCCTCCCGAACCATCAAGCTACAGTATAGAACGTGCGAGTGGCAATCTTGTGGAAGCTGTGTTTGTGGATGCGCAGGCACAGGCTCGTGGCGATGTGGACATTGTAGATAGTGTGAAGCCTGCTTTTGTGCCCAGCCACTTGGTGACTATACCTAACATATATGGACCAGAAGCATTTCTGGATCCGGTATTCAGCGCCAACTATCCAGACTGGGCATTAAACCCACCTGGTGCATACGGAAATGTTTTCAATGATCCACAAAGATTCAGCAGCCATGTGAACAGTAATGGTTCTAGCTTGACCACATTTCAAATGGAAATGGATCACTTCACTGGTAATGTCAAAGCACAAGGTGCGCAAACTTATGAATCAGTCTGGGTAGATGTCACTGAACAGCAGAGCTATTACAATAAAACTGGCACAGACTATATCAATGTATTGGGATATCATCCTTTGTTGAGACTTGTGGCGGATCAATGGCCCGGTACAGAACAGGTACAATTGGCCACAGCCACAGCTTACGGAGCCAACGGAGTGATCACCTCAATCACAGTAACTCAGTCAGGATACGGGTATCTTGCGCCGCCGCGTGTGAACATAATTGGTCTAGGTGCAGGTGCAGTAGCCGAAGCAGAAATTGAAGGTAACTCAGTAAGTGCCATAAATGTTATTAATGGTGGTCAAGGTTATGTTAGTAACCCACAACAAAGCAATCAGATTGCAGCAGTCAGTCTCAATCGTGGAGCCATCGTAAGCATACTAGTTAGATGAAATATAAAAAAATTGTAGGATTTGGCGATTCGTGGATGTATGGTGACGAGTTACTGGATCCGGTGCTAGTACAACAGCACTCTGACGCACATTCCTGTTGGACACTAAATGATACATATCGAACCACCCACAACTTCTTGGGGGTCCTTGGCAAACGTTACAATGTGCCTGTTGAGAATTTTGGTATTCCAGGAGGATCAATGCAAAGTTCAATTTGGACATTCCAATGGTGGCTGGATCATGAACCCAACCCAGAGGAATGTTTGGTGTTACTAGGGCACACTGATTCGGACCGACTTAGCTTTTACAATCCCAATCATGTGATTTACAGCAATGACGCACCTTGGAACAAGTTTGTACATTCTACCTGGGTAAACTTTGGAAGTAGTGTAGTACCTGAAGAATTTCGTACCATGATTAAACAACAGTTGGTATTGACCAACTGCGATGCACTAGCACGTTTAAATTATCAACAGACTGTGATGTTTTTTGATGGTGTTGCAAGTAGGAAGAACATTCCAATGATGCAATTCCATATCATGCCTGCTAGGGGTACTGTGGATTTACCTACATTGATCTGGACAGATTTTGCAATTGCTCCTTGGATCGACATTCATCCTGATAGACACAAACTGGTAAAGCCCGGAGGTCATCCAAATGAATCTGGGCATAAAATGATTGCTGAAAAGTTGATTTCTACTATAGACTCTGCTACAATGTAAGGATGCTAGACATCCTTGAGTACTTGCCAGCGAAACGAAAAGCCACCCCATCGGGTTGGATAAGTTTCAATGCAGTATGTTGTCAACATAATGGCAGTACACGAGATCAGCGCAATCGCGGCGGTCTTAAACCATCTGAAAAAGGTTGGAGTTATCATTG